GTAATAGCGGTAACCGTACCTGTGTTACCAACATTTAAAGCATCAACGTCATCTAAAATGTATGGAACTCTTGTGTGAAAATAATCGTTCGCAGGGAACAGAGATTTTGTTCTAACTGCACCATTGGTACCATCTTCAGCTTGATTTACTTTAGTTTTGATAATAAAATCACAACGTACAGCAGGAGTATTCAAATCAACTTGAATTGTTGTACTATCAACAGCAACAACAGTGAATAAGTTATTGGCCAAAGATAGAATAGTATTTCCAGCAATACCTGATGCAGCATTTGTTGCAGAAGTATCAGAACGAACTAAACAAACAATATTTTCTAGAATTGCAGTGTCGCCTAAAGTACCACCAGAACCAGCAAATGCGAATGTATCTGTACCAACTGTAGAGATTGTAATTACACCACCACCATCAGACAATTTATTCGAGTAAACTTTATTAGCAAAGAAATCAAAATTTGTAATTGTTCCTTCTTTTAAAGCTTCAAAAGGAATTGGGAATAACAAACTGTCTTTGTTTTTCTCGGTAATATATGCATCACCTGTAGAATCTCTAGATTCAGCATTAACATCGGCACCCCAAAGCAATGCACCACCAGAACGAATCACCAATGATTCAGCACCACTGAATCCAGATTCAATTGTGAAAGCATTTGCAGCTGGAGTAAATGATAAACTTGAATCCAATCTAATGAAGTTTGAACCAGAAGATTCGATTCGAATTGGAGCCAAATCTCTACCAGCACCATCAGTNATGTGGAAATACATTCCTTGATATGAGTTGGCTTGCAATGTTGTACACCACGCAGTAGGCAATATAACATTTGCTGAGGTGTGGCCACTTGAAGCAAGATTACCAATGATTGGTGTGGTGTTTGCTTCAAATAGATTCAATCTATGAGTGTGTGATGTACCTAATGTTGTAGACGTTGCACCATGATACTTCATGTTGTTGACACGAACAGTACCAATTTTTGTAGAATTGTAATATACTGTACCACTCTTATCGATATATTGTTTTGGTACACAATGAATATCTAAAGTTGGAAATGTAGTAATGTCTAAGTTTGTTGTACCTTGAATATTCTCAACAACAACATAACTAGAATAATTTGTAGGAATATCATAGTCTGATACGTTTGCTGTAGCACGACCACGATAAACACCTAACTTAGTAGGTGCAATAGTTTGAAATTCATGGCCTGCAACATAAGCTTTACCTGGATCCAAAATTACACTGAAATAATTTGGGTCAGCATAATTATTGTTTGCACGATTTGCATATTCTTCTTCCAAAGTCAAAACAAAAGGATCAACTGTGTAATTACCAGACTCATCATAAGTTCTTCTGGCCAAAGTTTTTTCTATTTCACTGTATATTGGGTATTGAACTTCTTTAGTTTTAACACCATCAACAACACGAACAACTTCAAAGAACGCAGATTCATCAGCAGAATCTAATGTGCGTTTTGATAATCGTGTGATGAGTTTTGAACGTGTTGCACCTGGAGCTTGATAGTTAAATGAGCCTTGTGCAGGATCCAACAACGAAGAATCATCAATTTCATCATAGATTTCTTGGTCAAATTCAATACCAATTTTATATGATGGCAATACATTAATTGTAGATGTATCATAACCTAAACGATAAAACGTTTCAAGTACCAAAAACTCAGGCAATACTTTTACGAATTGACCTTTGAAGTAATATATACCTTCTTGAATACTGGCAACATATGAACGACCAACAGCATCTAGTGCTTTAGCTTGAGCAAAGATGTTTTGACCATAAATTTTTATCTCATCAGCTTCAACAAACTTCTCACCACTCAAATACTTAACGACCAAGATAGGATTTGTTGTGGTATTGTCAATTGCAATAACTTTTGCACGTACAATTTTAGTTGTGTTATAACCAATAATAGTTTTATTCAACCAGTTTTCCAACACAACATCTTCACCATTATATTGTGTATCTAATTGAATATAGTATGCTCGGTCATCAAGTGAGATTTTACCACCAGTGATTGGACTACCACTCTTAAAGATATGGTTACCAAATTTTTCAATCTGGTTTGCGAGGATTGTTTGAGCTTGAGTTAATTCTCTGGCTTGAACTGCATATCCAGGTCGGAATAAGACACGCATGAAGTTCTTGTCTTCATCGAAGTCATCGAAATATGGGTCGTAGTTGAAAAGAGTTGTCATGTATTCCTCGTTAGAAACTCAATATAAATTTAATTCGGTCGGTTTGGTCAGGATCCCTAGTTAAAGGTAACTGATTGATAATCATTAATGTTTTACCGGAATACAAATGTAATTCCGGATCTGCTTTTGAAACACCAACTCGAATCGCACCACTCAAATTACCTTTGATTGTGACGTTTGGCTGAAATGTTCCCAATATATTATTTAAAAATAAGTTATTCGTAAGTTCATCAAACGAAATAACTTGCGCTGAGAATGTGGCAGTATCTAGTGAATCGCCTTGATAAACATACTCATCATTGTTGAAGTCACCAATACCTGGTGACACATTAATTTTTGTGTATACATTATATAGTAGACCAGATGCCAGCGTTGATGTATTGAAAACGTAAGGGTTCTTAACCAATGAAATTTGTCTAAATTCATTTTCTGCTGGAAAATCACCAGATTCACTGCCGTCAAAATCAATATTCAACATAACAGTGTTTGCTGTTAGTTCTTCGACTGGATCATAACCGTGGCCGTTTTGTGGAGCAAGAGAAATTGTGGCTGCAGCACCAGCACCATTACCACCAGTAATATCGGTAAATATTACATTTGCTTTTGTGTANTNTAAACCACGACTTTGNACAATTACATTTTGAATGCGGCCATTTGATACGTTTGCTTTCAATACAGCACCAGTGCCATCACCATCAACTGAAATAATTGATTGTGTTGAACCATCGACATAATTGTTACCACTGTTGGTAACTTTTACAATATCAATACTTCGGTCCAAAGCAGCTGCACGTACAAACTTATTGTATGTAACTGGCATCCAATCTGCTGTTAAAAATCGTTCTTTTTGTGATGTGTTCAAAGTGTACATATATTTCCACTTATAACCATCAGTAGTTTGGAAGTAAGGTTCTTCTAATGAAGTTGAAGATAAAAATAGTTGTGGTTCATCAGTAGAGTTTGCATTACTGTTGTTATCTAAACACTTGAAGATTTGGTCTTTACTGTTCAATACGTAAAAGTTTGCATTACCAGAATCATAAGCATAGTATATGGTATTTAATGTCCAGTTTCTTCTTGGAACAACATAAGATATATCATTTAACGACATTCTTTTTGCAACAATAGCATTGTCCCAACATTGCACGAAAGAAGGAATAGTTTCTGTTGGTGTTGGAACAACCTCAGTTCCTGCATTCCAAGGAATTTGTTTACCCAACATTGCAAAAACATAACTCTTTCTGATTTGAGGTAAATAATCATTCGCACCAATATCAAATAGATAGGTGAAATCCTGAGCTAACTCGGTTGAGAAGTTTTTAGTAATTATTGAAGACATGTCTTTATTTATTCAAGTTTTTGGTGAGATGTTGTCACATAGGTAGAATTTGTTGTAAATTTGGTACTTACCAAAATTGTATTTGCGTTGACAAATGTGACTTGTTTTGTGTCATTGAACAAGATACTAATTGTTGCATTATTATTTGATATGCCAAAATTAGTATATGTATAAATTGTATTTGCGTTTATGACTTCAGTTACAGTTGATGTGTTTCCGGTTGATAGTTTAATAACATCATTTGCCTGAACATCGTTAATGAAGTTTGTGGAAGTACCAACAACAACATTGGAAGATACACCGACATTTACAGTACCACTAATTCTACGTTCAACATTTCTTAGTGTCACATAATCACCAACAGAAATGACAGATGCCAAATTAGGTGAAGCACCAGTTGCAACCATATTGTTTGAACCATTGGCTACATTGAATGTGTTCGATAAAGTCTGCACAGAAATTATTTTGATTGTGCTGTTTGGTCTGGCAGCATTTTTTGGATTGGCACTAACTCTAGTAACAAATGTTTTTGTTCCAACAGGGTGAACAACATCATTCAAGGCTTTCTTAAATTTAACATAATCATTTTCGGTATTGATTACATAAGAGAAATTGTGATATTTCTTAGAATCTTGTAATTTCTTATCAGCACTCAGTTGACCATCTTCATTCAAGTAAATACCAGGATAACGAATTAAACCATTTTCAAACCCAGCTGTTGCCTTTGCTTTGCCGTCACCATAGTAAGATACATTCACAACATTCGCAGAAACTGTATTATCATCAGATATAATTTGTGATGCAACATTGAAAGCACCACGGTAATTATAAATTCTCATGTGGTTGTTTGATGTGACGTATCTATCAACAAAAGCTGTCCAAGTTGTATTTGTGTTTGATGCACCTTGATAGATTTTTGTATTGGCAACAAAAATTTGGCCTTGTGTTACATTCGAAACAACTAAGTCTGCATTACGTAATGAAATTTGTGGTGCAGAGATGTAATCATATCCATAACTTACAACACGTAATGTTGAAATAGATCCAATTCTAGTTGTTGACAATTCGAGTTCTTCACCATCACCAAGAATTTCTTTGGCAATTAATGTTGCACCTGTACCAAATGCAGTGTTAACAGTTATTGTTGGTAAATGTGCTGCATCATAACCTTCACCACCACGAATATACTCTGGTGCATAACTAATTGTTAAGTTAGCTCTAAATCCAGAACCAGAACCAGTGTTTGATGTAAATGGATTTAATGTTGTAGTTGGACTTGTGATGTATTTGCCAGAATTTGAAACATTAACTGAAGTAACATTACCACTACCATTAACAGCCAAAACAGTTAGCACCGCAGAAGTTCCAGTTCCACCCGTAGCAGTAAATGTGTTACCTACACCATAACCAGTGCCACCTGTGGAAATTGTTACACCAGTTAAAGCACCAATACTTCTTTCGTTGAATTCTACTGATTTAACACCATTGTTTGCGGTGTGAACTTCNATAATTTGTGCGTTTGCNCCAAGTCCACGGCCACCAGTCGATGAGAATATTAAATATTCACCTACGTTGTAATTTTGTCCACCACTTAAAATTTCAATACGACCNAAAGAACCTAACGCATCAAGATTTTTTCTCAATAGTTTATAAACCATCAAGTTATCAATGTTGTTTTCAAANGGAACATCTAANGTAATTGTTTCGGATGTTACTGCAGTAACTGTTCGTATTTCTTCAAAACGATTCTTTAAAAACAATTTGACTCTTTCACCAACTTCAAAAGTGTCTGTTAAATCTTGTGAAGAATCTCTAAGTATGCGACTGCCTTGAACGGCAGTACATGATGTGATAACCAATAAATCATCAACGTCTTCCAAATACATACTGGAAATATCAACTTCAGGTTTTTGTCTGTAACCACCGCCAGATGACAGAATGTCAACATAAGCAATACTATACAAACCTAAATCTTGATATGTTGTAACTTGGCCAATTGTTTTTGTATTAGATGTATTATCCCATTGATTAATTGACTGTGAATAAACAGTTTCAATTGTAACATCAGAAACATTAACATTTCGTGTATAATTTTCATCAAGTAACGAAATGAATGCCTTGGCTTCTGAACCCAAAAGTCCACCGGCAAAACCACCTTTGAAGTCAATAATCGTTGAGTTTGGTGCAACCGAATCATATCTAAAACCAAAACCACCATTTCTAGTAATAATGTTTTTAACAGAACCTTTTAGAACAGTACCAACTGTAGCTAAGGCACCAACCGGATTGGCAGATTGTGGATTTAAACCACCAATAATTGTAACAGGATCACCATCGTAACCTAAATCTGGATCATATCCATTGTAATACANTCCACGATTTATTGGATCAATTTTAATTTCNGATANAGAACCAATCAAAGTTGCNGTAACTTCAATTTGTGTATTCCCAGTAACGTGTGTTCTAATCGTTTCACCAGTAGTGAATAATTTTGTGATGTTGGAGATATATAACTCAACATATTCAATGCCCAACTGTCGGTCAACAGATTTTATTGCCTTCTCAACGATTGCAGATGCTTTAGATGTTTGACCTATAATTTTTGTTTTTTCAATTTCTAAAATATTTACATCATTGTCNGTTACACGCAAGGCTANTGGAAGAACCCATTTACCATCAGATGTACGCAACACCTGTTCTTTTGGATAACTGATTGTTATTTCTTCATTGTATAATACACGGAAAAGAAACTTAACAGACTCTGGTGTACCTTTTGAACGATANAATTCACCAACGATCTTTAAAAACTTAGCCTTGTCNAGCAACAGTTCTTTTGGAAAGAATGGTGCAATCTCTTTTCTAATTTGTTCAATATAAACNTTGTCAGCCAAGTCAACATCTTTGGCATCATCCAATTTTTTGGACTCCAAAACAATGTTNCCGTTCTTNTCCAACCACTCATAGTATCGTTTAATAAATGTTGCAAAAAGTTGNTGTTCTTCCCTAATAAATTCNGGAAGTTGACTTTCTACTATACTTGATAGAATTACGTCTGACATTATTTTATTGGTACTATGTTGATAACAATTGTAGTAGAATCATTAACATCAAACGTTAATAATTTATTTTTCTCTGAGTGAATAACTGATTTAGATGGACGAATGTGTACAGACAACTCATCAAAATCGTTGGCTACAGATAGAGGATTAAAATTGTTAATGTAAATTTTACCTTTGGTGTAGTCAATTTGACCCATCACACCATTGTTGTTTTGGTAATTAAGAATTGATTTAACACTTTGATTCGATGTTTCATCTGGTCTAAAGTAAGCAATACGTATTTGACCATATCTATTCTCAAGCACAGCAGATCCAGTGGCTAATGTTCCGCCACCTCCAGTAATTACAATTGCAGCAGTCGTNTAACCAACACCTGGATTTGTAACTGTAATATATGACAAACGACCATTTATAATTGTGGCTTCTGCCTTGGCGCCTTGACCGTCACCTAGAATTGCAACGGTTGGTGTTGATGAGTAATTAATACCTGGATTCGTAACAGTAATTGATTCAACACCAGTAAATGATGATGGAACTTCTTCAATAAACGCTGACCTTGTAATTCCGTTTTCATCCAATACTGTGAAGTTTGGACTTGTATAGAAGTTATCGTTTGTTGTACCACGTTGCAGTTCAACACCAAAATCTAAAATATAATTTGATGTTGTTATAAGGTCTGGTCTAAATTT